GGCACAAGCCTTTGAGCAGTGGCGTGCCGCTGACTCCTTCCGTTCTGAGGTATTCGAGCTGTCTGGGAAGACCCGCGATGTCGATGCCCGTGCTGCACTGTTGAAGTCATTCCTGTCTTCGACGGCGCAACAGAACACAGTGGTTGACTCTAGTGCCGCCGCTCGTACGTTGTTTAGTGCGGGTTCGGTTAACAAGGCCGCCACAGCGAAGGAGCCCGCTCCGGTGTTCCGCCGCTCCGAACTCATCACCCTCAAGCAGCGCTACCCTGAACAGTACGCCGCGCGAGAAGCTGAAATTTTAAAGGCCTACGCAGAAGGTCGAGTTAAGTAACCGCAGTAAATCCGCCCATTCGGGCATAACCTTAGGAAACATAAATGGCAATTACCCAAGGTGCATATGGCACCGCTAATGCAGTAACCGCAGCAACCGCTGGTAACTTCATCCCTGAAATCTGGTCTGATGAGATTGTCGCAGCATGGAAACGTGAGCTGGTCGCTACCGGCATTATCCGCACCATGGACTTCACTGGCCGTAAAGGTGATACCATCCACGTCCCATCGCCTACCCGTGGTCAGGCCAACGCAAAATTGGCGAACACTGATGTAACGATCCAGCAGGACACCGAATCTGAGGTGACGATTGTCATCGACAAGCACTTCGAGTACTCCCGCCTGATTGAAGACATCGTAGGCGTGCAAGCTAAGGAATCTCTGCGTACATTCTACACGGACGACGGCGGTTACGCCTTGGCGCGTCAGTTGGACACGGACGTGATCCGCTTGGGTCGTACAGCTAACAACGGCGCTGGTACCGCAGCCTACGCTACGGCCTTCATTGCAGGTGACGGTAACACCCTGTACACCGGTGCCAACCAGACCGCCATCACCTCCGCCGGTATCCGCCGCTTGGTGCAACGCTTGGATGACTCTGACGTCCCAATGTCCGGTCGTTACTTGTTACTGCCTCCCGTAGGTCGTAACGTGATGATGGGTATCGCTGAATACACCGCCAACAGCTTCACCGGTGAAGAGGGCCGTGGCAACGTGATCCGTAACGGTCAGATCGGTGACGTGTACGGCATCCCCGTCCTTGTTACCCCTAACGCTGACACCGCCACTGGTGGTGCCCGTATCGGCCTGATTGGTCACCGTGATTCCTTGGTGGCAGTGATCCAACGTCAGCCGCGTTCACAGACCCAGTACAAGCAGGAAAAACTGGCTACCCTGTTGACTGTGGACACCCTGTACGGTGTGCGTAACCTGCGTACCGGCTCTGATGCTGACGTACCCGCTGGCGTGTACTCGTTCGCAATGCCCGCCTAAGTAGTGTAACCGAGGGGGCTTCGGCCCCCTCCATAGGAGACAGAATGTCAGTGTACTTTAAAGCAGTAGATAACGACGTGGTGATGGCCTTCAGTGACACCGATGCCGCAGGTATGCGTAGCCACCCGTGCTACACCGAGGTGACCGAAGAGGAATACCGTAAGTATCAGGACAGCCTAGGTGAAGCCATTCAGCGTAAGCCGCTGAAGGCGCTCAAGAAGAAAGTCAGCAAGCCAGCTAAGGTGTCCCCATCACCCTCCCGCACTGTCAAGCCTAAAGCGCTTGGTGGTAAACCAGCAATCACTGAGGAGTAAGCATGAAGAATCAACCCAACCAACGAGCCACTGGATTTAACCAAGGCGTGAACGTCAAGGGTTCCGGTCAGTTCACCCAGAGTCAGCCTAACAAGAACGCGACAGGCCTTAACAGCCACGTCGCTGACGTCCCCGGTAGCGGTACGGCAACAAAGGCTCAGCCAAACAAGAACGCCGCAGGCTTGAACATGGGTAGGAATGTTAAGGGCAGTTGCTAATCCTCCGGTAACCCCACGACCCGCTAGCCGGGTAGGAAGCTCGTATGAGTGATTTAAGATTAAGTCCATACGCCTATTCACCGTCCACAGCCGCGACGGTGTACGGGGGTAATCGCATTATCAATTCAAACTTCGCTGTAAAGCAGGCTAGAGTAGCCTCAACGGTGTCGGGCAGTACCGCTATCGGTGTTCGAGCCGAGGTCCCCATCGCGGACTGCTGGAAGCTGGTCATTGACGGCCCTAACTTTGTAACCCCGTACAGTGTGACCTATAACGTCAATGGTCCTTCCAGCGTTGTCCCTTACAGGTCCTTGCGGGTGGATTTCTCAGGCGGCATTGGGGTCGGTAGTGTGGGTTTTGTGGGATTCCAGACACCTATCCCCGTGAAGGACATCGAGGACCTAGCAATAGGGTACCCCACCGCTGAGCCGTACTACATTACATTCCCCCTGAAGTCGTCAGGGAGTGGAGCTGTAGGGGTGACGCTCATGTACGCAGGAACCTCAGCATCCCCTATTATGGTGCGGGGTATTGTTCAGGCGGTTGCGGGTCAGTGGGTTGACGCCGTAGTGGGTCCCATTAAAGGCCCCTTGACGGGAGGGGTACTGACAGGCTACGATAACAAGAACCATGTCATCCTGACCATCTGCGCCCTCAGTGGAGTAAACGCACGATCAGATGTAGTCGGACAGGAAGTGTCGGGGTTCAAGTTCGGACCCACCACCAACCGGATGACCTTCGGAGAGGTGGGCTGTTACTTCGAGCTGGGTGGCGAGGTGCAGCTAGTCAGGGGGGCACAAGTACAGGCGTACGTACCTAAGAGTTTTGCTGTGGAGTATCAGGCGTGTCTTCGTTACTACAGTACGTCGTACACTGATGGCGTCCTTCCGGGCAACATCAGCTTGGACAACGCGGCCTATCAGATAGGTAGTAACATATCGGTGCAGACAGTGGTGACGTATCCCCAGCGGTTACACTCCACGACCCCTACGGTATTGGTATACAATCCAGATACTGGTGCGGTTAACGCTGTCCACGATGGCGTCACAGCTGTCTCACGGGCGGTTAACTACAACGTAGCCCTAGCGGCTGACCGTTGTAAGTTGTTCTCAGTGACAGGGATCGGGACAGCCCCTTCAGGTGAACCCCTCCCGTCTAGTCTGCGTTTCCACTGGACAGCTGAGGTGCCTTTCTAATGTCTTACACCATCACGAAAGCGCGCACAGAGCGGGACCTTTACCGGGTAGCCCTGTTGAATGAGACCATCTTCCCCTCTGACGCTCCAGTGAGGATCGCTGACGGCCAGTCAACATGGTGGCTAGTCCGGGACACTGACACGGGTGAGCACGTGGGCTTCTGCGGTATGCACAAGAGCCCCACGTCGTACTCTTGTGGGGTACTTGAGAGAGCTGGACTGGTTGAGCAGGCCAGAGGTAAGGGGCTCCACCGGCGTATGATTGATGTACGTGTACAGGAGGCCAAGAAGCAGGGGTGGTCCAAGGTGTTGACATACACTGTGGACAATCCCCATTCTGATAACAGTCTCATCAACCGGGGGTTTCTCCGCCTCCACTACACAAAAGAGGACGCCATTGAGGGCGTCACCTACTGGAAAAGGAAGGTACGATGAGGCTTCTAGACGTCGTAAACGAAGTGTTGATACGCTTACGGGAACCGGCAGTGGCTACGGTGGCGGTCAGTGACTATACCCGTCTGCTCGCCGTCTACGTGGCTGACTTCGACCGTAAGGTGGGGAGCGCATGGAAGTGGACTACCACTAGGCGCTCCATCTCCATCACCACTGAGCCCGGTGTGGTGAGCTACGAGCTACCCAATACCACCATGCTGACTATTCCCCGCTTCGCGTTCAACAAGACCCGGAAGGGTACGGTCAAGGTAATCCCCTTCGACGAGCTGACCAAGCGCTACCAAGCAGGTACGGCTCCTACTGGTTCTGTGAGCGGGTATGGTTACAACGGAGTGAACCCGTTGACGGATAACTTGATGGTGGACGTATGGCCTATCCCCAGTGCCGTAGAGGAACTCACCTTTCAGGTGGCCGGTGGTTATCCACGACCCTTAACAGACGAGGACCCGATAATGGTACCTCCTCATGTGGTGTCCTTGGGCGTTACCGCGAAGGCGTTGCTAGAGCGTGGCGATGAGCCGACTCAGGTGGCTGTAGCCTTGGAAGAGTACACGTCAGCCCTCAATACCGCCATAGCGGTGGACATCGAGCGGACCCCCGGAGAGGTGGACTGGGTGCCACAATGATGTTTGAGGGTATGGATGAGATTCGGGTATTCGACCTTGAGACCACGATGGATCATAAAACGATTCACATGGCTTCGTGGACGAGTATCCGCCGAAACCTCTCAGGGTCATGGTCCTACGGGGGGACCTCCGAGAGTGTAGAGTGGGCGGCCCCGTCTGAGCACGACTTCAGCTACGAATGGCTACGCAACCCTACTCCTACAGAAATTGACCTGAAGGAGGAGACAGTCCCCGTAGCCAAGGCAGGGCACAACATCATCAACTTTGACTGTCCTGTGTTGGCCTCAGTGTTCCCTGAGCTGGCTATCCCTCTTGAATATCAGGTGGATACCTTACTTCTCGCGCAGATGGTCTACCCGGATAACCCCGGAGGTCACTCGTTAAAGGCTCTAGCGCACCTCGTGGGTGAAGCCAAGATGGACGCCCCTAATTTTGAGGTGTTCACACCTGCGATGGTGACCTACGGGAAACACGACACTCACATCACCGCCAAGTTACTGGTTAAGTTATTGAACGACATGGACGCCCTCAAGTTCAGTCAGAAGAGCTACGATCTAGAGCGTGAGGTTAAGGTCCGAGTAGGGCAGCTGGAGAAGAACGGATTTAAGCTGGATATGCCCAAGGCTACACTGTTCCGGGCTGACCTTAACGACCGCCTAGCGGCCATCGAAGAACAGATGCAAGGCGTGTTCTATCCTGAGATAAAGGCGATCAAAGGGAGGGTATCAACCAACCTGCATGAAGTGAAGGGGGTCGCTGAGGTGGCTGAAATAGCCGCCAAGTTCAGTTTAGAGGTCCCCTTAGCCGGTAAACTTAGTCTGTGGAGGGTAACCCCGTGCCTACTGTCCTCGCGGCAGCAGATAGCGGCACGTCTACTACACGCAGGGTGGAAACCGTCTAAGTACACCCCCTTGTCACTGGAGAAGTACAAGGTGTCCGGTAACAAGGAGGACTTGACACCCATTCTGGATGAGACTACACTGGAGGAGTCCCCTGTACCACAAGCCGCCCTACTGGCTGAGCGTTTCAGGCTGTTGAAGACCTTAGCGTTTGTCGAGAAGTGGCTTGAGCTGGTAAAGGAGGACGGTAGGGTCTATGGGCGAGTTATCTCAATCGGAGCCCCTACGGCCCGGATGGCTCATTCCAACCCCAACATGGCTCAGGTCCCCAAGGTAGGTAACCCCAACGGGTACGAGTGCCGGGACTGTTGGACGGTCGAGGAAGGGTGGGTACTTGTAGGGGCTGACGCCAGTGGTCTGGAGTTACGCTGTCTGGCGCACTACGCCCAAGATGCTGAAATGTCCTATGAGATACTTGAGGGTGACATCCACACCAAGAACCAAGAAGCAGTAGGATTACCCTCACGGGATGACGCTAAGACCTTCATCTATGCGTGGCTATACGGGGCAGGTCCAGACAAGCTAGGTAAGATCGGAGGAAGAGACCACAAGTGGGGTCAGGGAGCCAAGCAGAGACTGTTGAAGAGATGGAAGGGGATCAGCCGATTGATCGACAAGATCGACGGGTACGCTGATGAGGGCTACCTTCCGGGCTTAGACGGTAGAGTACTGTTGGTACGTAAGAAGCACGCAGCCCTAAACACCCTCCTTCAGGGGGCAGGGGCGATCATCATGAAGATGGCGCTAGTTATCTGTTGTGACGAGCTGGAGAAGCAGGGGATTGAGTACAAGATGGTAGCCAACGTTCACGATGAGTTCCAGATCGAGGTACGTAAAGGTACAGAAGAGCAGGTAATGCGGATTGCAGTTGAATCCATTGTACAGGCCGGGGTAGTTCTAGGTTTACGGGTACCCCTCGCCGGAGAAGCAAAGACAGGCCAGTCATGGGCCGGAACCCACTAAGGAGAAAACATGAGTGATTTCAAAGCAAAAGCATACAGTCCAGACCTCAGCGCCACGGTACGCTACTACGCCGGTAGTGTGGCAGATAAGTACGGTAAGTTCACAGTAGTGCTGTCCAACCTCTCAGATGCGGCCGCAAAGGCCCTAGAAGACTTGGGTATCACCGTGCGGGAGGATGGTACCGAAGCGGAGATTCGCGGTAAGTGGATCAAAGTGTCACACAGTAATCCTATTAACCTGAAGTTCGCTGAAGGCCTTGAGGACCCCGGCTACGCACCGCCTAACGGCTCTCTTGCCACAGTGTGTCTGTTCCCCTACTCGGGCACCTCAAAGATCACCCCTAAGTTGGCCTCCATCACCATCACGGAGCTAGCTGAGAAGTACGAAGGTGGTGCCGACAAGGACCCCCTGTGAGATTCAAGAAGGCTCTAGTGGATGGGGACGTACTGGTGTACCGCATTGGGTTCTCCTCTCAGGAGACCTCCGAGGGGATCGCCAAGGCGCGTATGCGTCAGTACGTTACAGACATTGTAGGGCAAGGGGCCAACGCGGGGGAGTTTCAGGGGTTCCTGACCCCTCGGGGGGAGACGTTTAGAACGCGGTTAGCCACCACGTTACCTTATAAGGGCCAGAGGGTAGCCCCTAAGCCATTACACTACGAGGCCCTCAGGGCTTTCTTAGTGGACGGCATGGGGTTTACTGTAGCTGTGGACGAGGAGGCGGATGACTTACTGGGGATCGCCCTAGTGGAGGGCGGGGAAGGGGTAGTGTGCTGTACGCCGGACAAGGACCTTAGTAACGTACCCGGATGGCACTACAACTTCATTAAGAATGACCTATTCCTAGTCACCCCTGAAGAGGCGAAGGTAAACTTTGCGCGGCAGTGCTTGACAGGCGACGCTACGGACAACATCCCCGGACTGTTTAAGCACATGGGGGTTAAATGCGGTCCGGCGTACGCCAATAGGGTCATCACTGAGAGTACTGATCCTGAGCTTTTCCATTCAATCCTGCTTGCTGAGTATAGGCAACTGGGGATGGAGGAAGAGGAAGCAGAGAAGCGGCTCTTGGAGTCAGCCCAGCTACTCTGGATCAGACATAAACCTAAACAGGAGTTCGCATGGGACCTGATGAGTTCATAGGTAGTGAGGAACATGAGTCCTATATGCGGACCGTGCCAGCGTACCGCAGGGCTATCACCTTAGCTGTCGAAGAGAATCTGGCCCCTGAGGTGTCTACCTCCTTCTTTGTCTACTTAGAGGCAGGTGAAACACAGGAAGATGCTGCTAATTTCGCACTAGATGACTGGGGTGTCCCTCTGCGTAAAGTGGAGAAGCCTCCACCTAGAGGGGGGGACTCAGAATGACGCCTCAGAGTGCAAAGGCCAAGGGTAGGAAGCTCCAACAGTACGTCAGGGACGCAATCCTGAGGGTGTACGTGGGACTCACCTTACGTGACGTGGTGAGTACGTCCATGGGGGCCGGAGGGGCGGACATCAAGCTATCAGAGGCCGCCTTCAAGAACTTCCCATACGCTGTTGAATGCAAAGCAAACGCAAAGAACGCCACTGTAACCCTCTTCAAGCAGGCTCAGGAGCACGCGAAGGCTACAGGTGGGGAGCCGGTTCTCATCATCAAGGTAGACCGAGAGAAGCCCGTCGCTGTGGTAGACTTTGAGCACTTCCTCGAATTAACAACCCGTATCGGAGTACAAACACATGGATAGACTGCACTACGTCATCCCAGACTGTCAGGTCAAGCCCGGTAAGTCTGTAGAATTCCTCCGAGACATCGGACGCCACATCATGAGCAAGCGCCCACAGGTTATTGTCTGTCTAGGTGACTTTGCTGACATGGAGAGCCTGTCATCGTGGGATAAAGGCAAGAAGGAGTTTGAGGGTCGCCGTTACGTCAAGGACGTTGAGGCAGCCCACAAGGCCATGCAGGCCCTACTCGGCCCCATCAGGGAGCACAACGAAACGTGCGCCCCTGAGGACTACTACAGGCCTCGGATGATTCTGACCTTGGGTAATCACGAGCACCGCATAGACCGGGCAGTGAGCACGCAGGCTGAGCTGGAGGGCCTAATGTCACTGACAGACCTGAATTATGAGAGCTACGGATGGGAGGTCTACCCTTTCTTGGTACCCGTGGTGGTCGATGGGGTGGCCTACTGCCATTACTTCACGAGTGGGCCTATGGGTCGCCCTGTAGGTAAAGCCACCGCTCTACTGTCCACTAAGCATATGTCGTGTGTGGCGGGCCATCAGCAGGGCAAGCTCATCGCTGACACCTATCGAGCTGACGGTAAGCGGGTATGTGCGATTATTGCCGGTAGCTGCTATGAGCACGATGAGGACTACATGGGACCTCAGGGGAACAGGCACTTCAGGGGTGTGGTACTCCTACACAAGGTCAAGGACGGGGAGTTCATTGAGCAGCCCATCACCTTGGTACATATCCGCAACAAATTCTCTCGTAAAGGGGCTTAGAATGACGAGGTTCACCGAGTACTTAAACGGCGTAGTCAAGGGAGCCGTGCGGCATGAAGCTGACCGGGCAACATCAGCCTATGTGGCAAACGACCACATTGGACGCTTGGCTGTACATTCACCGACTAAGCGGTGGACCGGATCGGCAACCTTATGGGTTAACTGCATTGCTGCCGCCTTAGCTGCGATTGAAATCACAGTACAGCTGGTGGCCGGGTACAGTGTGATTGACCCCACGTGGGTGGTATGGATTCTACTCGTACTCGCCCCCATTAACGCAGTACTGAGGGTACTCACTGTAGTTCCCTTAACTTTTGGTAGAGGACATCCAGACGATGATTCAGGGTATCGTGACAATCAAGACAATGAAGACTGTATTACTTGGCCTCATCGCCACGGCCCTGTTAGGTGTGGCCGCGTGGACCGGGTACTCGTGGGTAACCGTGAAGGAACAGAAGAAGGCCCTACAAGTCTCATCCCAGAAGGACGAGCAGTTGAGGGAACTTCGCAGGTTCTTGACAATCCGGGAACGTTCCGTAGCGGTAGCTGAAACAAAGGTAAACCAGCATGTTCAAACAATTCAAGAGAGAGTGGTGGAGTATGTCCAGAGCCCTTCCAGTCCTACTTCTGTCTGTCTCAGCCCTGACGGGATGCGTATCTGGAACGACGCCAACCGGGGACCAGCTGAGGGGGAACCTTCCGGTTCTCAAGGAGTGTCCACCCCTCCCGGCCCTACTGAAGCCCACCCCGGCTGAACTCCTGAGTAACCACACGGCGGTGGCGGCTGAATATCACCGCTGCCGACTTCAGGTGAAGAGCTACAACGAATGGCTTGACAACTTAAAGTGAATGCGGTAGAGTGGGTCATCAACAGATTAAGGAGTTACGTATGCGTGTAGTTCGTTTTCCCCTCTTGTTCTTACTGGTTGGCGCTATGGTCGCCTTACGGGCTCTTTGTTACCTTCCGGTAGCCTTAGGGTCTCTGTTAACACGTTTACTACTCACCCTGACATCACCCCTATTTGCAGTGGCTACCTTTACCACACGAGAGATAGGTCGAGCCGGATACAGAGCTGCGGGGATTAAGTGACGAGTGACGGCCCTAGTATCCACCTCAGGTGTGGGGACGATGAGTTAGCAATCTACAGTTCAACCATCATCCCTAGAAGGGCTGAACTAGTAACGGTAAGTGGCAGAATGTATACGTACAGAGTGAGAGAGGTCCTACACGTACCGGAGCGTAACCGTGTGGTGATATATTTGGAGACCAAGGATGGGTAAAGCGTGGGGAGTCATCATCGTAGTGTGCGTAACTTGTCCGCTGGTGATCCCAGCTGCGGCGTGGTATTGGAGCACACGTGGCCGTAAATAGGGACATACTGGAGACCTTGGGAGTCCCGCATAAACGGATGTACTGGTATCGCTCAGAGTGGCGAGAAGGACCTATTGAATACCCCCTGAGTCGGAGCTTTCTGGTTCGCCGCTCCTCTGACCCTAGTCAGGTCTACCGGACCGTAGGGGTGACCGCCAACGGACTGACAAAGGACTCATGGCTGATGATTAAGAGGACACCTTCTGGGGGTCCAGACGGAAAAGCAACCCACAGGATGAAGAACGGGACAGGCATCGAGTATCTCGTAACTGAGATAATTGGGGATGAGTTACCTAGTCGAGGAATTATAGATTGATTTTAAGGCCCTTAGGGGCGTTTTTAATGGTTGGGGTAGGCTAGGGTATACCCATCAACCTGAAAAGCGCTTCTAGGGGCCTTAAAACGTGTTTAAACGGCATTGCCCAAACATTCGTTTGGTGTAATACCACATTACTCAAGTGTTTAGGGGTAGTTTACCCTTAACCAGTTGAACAATGAATAGCTGTACCCCTTAGGTGTAACCTTTAGTAGGTAATCATTAATGGTGTATTTTCATTAGGGGCTCCTTAGGGGTCCTCAGGGGTCTATAGGGGTCCCTTAGACCTTATATGGTACCTAAGGGGTCCTTTAGAGGTTACCTCCAAGGTATCCCAAGGGGTCTCCTTATAGGTACCCCTAAGGTTTATATAGAGGGGTCATAAATAGTACCCCAAATAGCTAACCTTATTGAGTAATAAACAGTAAATAGTAACACCAATTAAGGGTAGAGGTAAAGAGGATCAGATACGGTACGCACTTTAGGGGACCTAAGGGTAGATTTTGTAGGCCCTAAGGGTCCTGAAGTGCTCAGATTCTGTCACCTCATAGGTCACCTACTGAGCTTATCTACTTGGTTAGCCCCATTAGTGAATCCTATTGACTGGTATTAACTAGTAGTTACTTCCTATATCGGCCTTGACTGATATACCTTGAGGATGACCGACGTTGTTGCCATTTAGGCTGCAATTAAGGCACTTTTAGGGGCATTTAGGGGTCCTATTTTGACCTTCTGATACTTATGAGGGTCCCCGGCAAAAGCTAGGAAAACCTCGCCCCCTGCCCCCCCCCCTAGGTCGCTACATGGGGCACCTCACACACCAGACTTAACATAATAACTATTATGCGCATACCCTAAGGCCCACTAAAGCGCCCAAGGGTAGGCCTAGTCACGTCTATATTAGGGGTAGATACCCAGTCTATTAGGGCTAAGCCTTAGAACCACTCAAGAGATATATTATTAGTGAGTGTAAGTGTGCAGCTAGGGACCCTCTAAGGCGGCCTACTAGGCAGACATACTAGGCAGACATACTAGGCAGACATACTAGGCAGGCACTAGACAGTAGGTAACCTATTCAGTAGCCTGAAGTGTGACGAACTTCACAAGTACCGCTTATCTGCCGATAGACGGCACTATACAAGGGGTACTAAACCCTGAGACTATTAGTTATCGACAAACAACAACAAGGGGTACACATCATGGCGACAGTTCAACAAGCTAACACATTCATTGCTAACTTTGAATTACATCAAGCCGCTAAGGCGGCAAGGCTAGCCCAAGCTAAAGCCACTAAGCGTAGTTACTGGGGGCACATCAAGGCGGCACACGGAGGGGGCTATACGCCACTGAGTTTAACTGAGTTTACCGGCTTGAGTATTGCTATCATCACGTCTAATCGTGCCGCTACAGTCAACCGTCGCTCAGTCGTCACTATCTAAGGGGCCATAGTCATGAGTACATCAGTCTACGAAACAGTCACTAATTCGATCATCCAAGCATTAGAGGAAGGTACAGCACCATGGCGTAAGTCTTGGACTAACCTCAAAGGTGCTTCAATAGGTAACCTTAACGGCCTACCGCTTAGGGCGTGTGGTACGCCTTACAGTGGCATTAATATCCTAGTTCTATGGAGTGCCGCGCATGCGAAGGGCTACACGCTGCCTCATTGGTTCACATATAAACAAGCGGCCGCCTTAGGTGGTCAAGTTCGTAAGGGCGAGAAAAGCACCGACGTAGTGTACTACTCTAAACTAAAGATAGAGGACAAACTGACGAAAGAAGAGAAGTGCATTCCCTTACTAAAGACATATAAAGTGTTCAACGTGGGGCAAATTGACGGACTACCTGAGAAGTACACCACACCATCAGCACCGACAGAAACTGTCCGTGAGGACCTATACACCTGGATAACTAACGTACACGCGGCCAATGATAGACTAAACGCAAGTGGCGCAGATATTCAACATGGCGGGAACAAGGCGTATTACATGCCCGCCTTAGACGTGGTTCAATTACCCCTAGTAGTGCAGTTTAAGAGTACCGAGGATTACCTAGCCACTAAGGCCCATGAGTTGATTCATTGGACGGGCAACGAGACTCGGTTAAATCGCACTTACGGTAAACGTTTTGGTGACGAAGCCTATGCGGTAGAAGAATTGGTAGCAGAGCTTGGGGGGGCGTTTCTCTGCGCTGCATTGGGTATCAGTGACAGCCCTAGGGATGACCATGCAAGTTACCTAGCATCGTGGCTTAAGGTCCTGAAGGCTGACAAGAAAGCGATATTCACAGCCGCTAGTGCGGCCTCTAAGGCGGCCGACTATGTGCTAAAGGGTGAAGATACCGAAGGGGACCCTGAAGGCACTAAGGTAGAAGAAATAGCGGCGTAGTGTGCGGTAGTTCACAGAATCAGCCCCTAGTGTGTGAGATACTAGGGGCACTTAATAGGGGGTTGCCATGAACGAACAAAAATTAGAATGTACACTGATTGACATGAATATTGGCCTTAATGGTCCTAAGGGGACTACCGGTCGAGCTAGATGGGCATACCCCGGTATAGCTCTACGGGAGAAGGAGACGTACCAACTGAGCAAGTGCGTGCGGTCTAGGGTGACGGAGACTTCCTTAGCTGCTGGTGCACGTGTCAATGTGCTGTATGCCCGCTATGTGACAGCTTCGGGGGAAGGGGACGAAGACACGGTAGTATTGCGTGTACTCGTAGCCCGTGAGAATACCGCTAAGTTCATTAAGGCGGTAGAGAGGTTAGCTATAGACCTTGAGCAGGACTGCATTGCGTTGTATTGGCCGACCCTTGATACTGACGGATTCAAGGATGGCACTGGTGGTCGCCTAATCGGTCCTAAGGCGGCCGAATGGGGAGACTTTGACGTGAACTACTTTAAGAAGGTGGTGGTATGATACCTGCATTCAAGAGGATAGAAGGTAACCCCTTATCGCGGTTACAGGTAACTTTAGAGGGGGTGGCGGTGGAGCTTGCTGGACTGCCTACACATGGGGAAACTGGCAGCAGTGTATGGACAGTCTACCTAACTGAACTGGTAAATCGCCACAGTAGTTACCGTGCCGGATACCTAGGTAGTTTCAGGATCAACATAGAGAGACCAACGGGACAGCAGCTGGTGGACGCACTGAAAGAAAGTACATTGTTAGATGCTTACAAGGGGGAATGATGTGTACACTAACACTAAGGCCGGTTAGTGAAGCACCCAAGGACGGTACTGTTATTATGACACTGGCGGGTTTTGTTAAGTTCGTAAGGGGTACGCTTGAACGTGGGGAGTACGTGTATCGTGAGGGGGATCAGCGGATGTTAGTCGATGCCTCAGGTGCTTTCTGTACATGTAATAGGGACGGCTACTTACACACCTACTACAGTGAGTGGCACTGCGCGGACCTACCTAACGTGTGGGACGGGACATGCTTTACTGATAGCCCACAATTTAACTAGCTAAGGGGTTTAAAATGTATCAAGGACACATTGACGGTTCAGGGGTTCAAAAACACTCAGCGGGGGACATTTTCCCCTTTGTGGTAGAGAAGGTGGAGCAGTACACGAACCACGGGGTTCTAGTGCGTGCATTCTACCGCGTAGTGGGTGACACGGAGGAGTTCCTTACTGGAGTAGAGGCAGAGCAGCGCGGCCTGACGAAGAAGGCGTATGTATCCAAAATCAAGATTGTTAAGTCATCTGAAGGGGCAGTGAATGAGATCAATTAAGTTACATCCGGCGTTATTGCTGGCCCTAGTGTGCTCCTCTATGGTAGGGGGTATTCACGCAGAGCGGTACATCAAGGGGTCCCATGTTCAGGATCAGGACGCGCCAACCCCTAAGGCTAGCGTGAAGCGTACAGGGCGCAGTGGTGTACCCGTACCTCCTAAGGAATCCCCCAAGGCTGTACCGACGGTGGAGACACCTAAGGCGGCCTTAGTGGATACCGTGGAGGTGTTGACAGGGGGTGACCTACCTGTTATCGTGCTGGACATCCCTAGGCTACCGGCAGGGGACCCGCGCACACCGGCACCGGCCATTGTATCACCGGCTCAGCCAATAGGGGACGTAGTGCGAGGGGGTGGTGAATACCCCCGCTCAGTGGTGCCCGTGTACAGTGATCCGTGGTGGCTGTACCCGTGGGGTGTTCAGTCGGTGGCGTATGCGGTTCCTCAGGGGGTTTTAGAGGTTTCCGACGGTGGGGGAGTGGGGGTACCTTTACCGGGTACGCTGTTATTGGTGGGTAGTCTACTGGGTCTATTTGTGGTTAAACGTAAAGGGGTTAAACAGTGCATGACGTGGAT